GCTTTCGCAACCTTATTCAGATAGACGAAAAACGGAGATTCCTCAGGAGCTAGTTCAGCTACTCGGTCTCCGAAATTATATAATCGTCTGCGATCTGGGGCGGTTCCTACGCCAGCAGAGGTTGTTGAGGCTGTTACATCACTGGACTTTAATGTTCCAGAATTATATGAAATTGCCATTTTATTTTCCTCTTACTATTTGTTATTATTATGGAAGTGTAGATCCACTACCCGTACTCATAATCGTATCCCAAACCTTATCTTGGTCTGTTTTAGGACTCTGATGAGCCTGTCCTTGTAGGACTCCGGCTGTACGAGGAGCTTGTTTCGCTGCACTTACCGCTTCTACTGTGTCGTTATTGGCAACAGAATTGCCATTGACATCTCGCCATAGCTTTACCAAGTTACTTAAACCAACCTTTTCTGTGGGCTGCGTTGAGAACTCCATGAACTCTTTTATATCGTTGTCTGACATTTTATAAGTATCACGAAGCGTTCCCATCGTATTGTTTAAATACATATCGGCTTGCATTTGGCGTTGTTGTTCAGCCATCGCATTCTGGATCATTTCACCAGCCATTTGCTGCATCTGAGTAGACACATACTGATTGGATTGTGATCCGGGTTTTGTGAAGGCTTCCCAAGGGTTGAAGTCATCTTCACTCAGTCCGGGTTGTGATTCTGGTGCACTCTGTTGATTGGCAATACCGTCTTGCAATTTCTGTACCAGATCTGGTCTCGTTTCCAATAGTTGAGCTAGTGGCTCTAGTCGTGACAGTTTTTGATTTTCGGACTGTGCCCGATCATACATTGACTGAAACTTCTTTGCCTCAGACTCATAGTCTATTGAAATAGTTTCCTCTGGTGCAGGATCAACAAACCCCTGTTCCTGTTGAATAGGTTCAACAGTACCTGCGGGTTCTTGATTAACGATATCCTCAACGAATGCTGTTTCACTGTCCATCGGTTGAGTACCGACATTAGCCTCTGCTTGTTCTAATGTGCTCATATTATCTCCTTATTTTAAGATGTCTCTAATCCTGCGGAGTTGAACTAACTTCGTTAGAACCTCTTTCAAGATCCCTAGCTAATTTCTCCACTTCGAGCTTCACCTCGTTTTCGAGTTTATTACGCTGAACTCTACGATCAGCTTTGGCATCTGAAGAAACCTCAGATAGTCTGGACTTGAATTTCTCCACTTCCACTTTCTTACGGTCACTAACAGATTCCCTCTGGGCTGTTTGCAAGTCACCCTGCAAAGTCTTTAATTGCTCTTCAAGAGCTTGAATTTGTTGCATCATTTGCTGCTTTTCATCTGTTCGCATCAAGATGCCTTCTTTATCAAATATTTCCGGGTTCTTCTTTAATACCTCAAACTTATCCACAATCCCCATTTGGTAAGCTTCTAAATATACATTTAACTCTGCCCACTTATTGGAAGGCATAGTGGAACCCGGTTCAATCCGAATATCGTGTTGATCTAAAAAATGTCTATCTTTTTTCATATCTAATACAGCACCGCTAATGTCTGTATAATAATTTGCCATAACTTCTGTTATATTATTATTCGGTTGTGCTAGTCTAAAAATCTTTTGGAAAGTATAATGACCTTTGGAAAGATTATAAATAATTTTACCGAGTCTATTCATACTAAACTCAATATCTCTTAATTTAGATTTAGGTCTTTCTGTACCCAACGCTATCATTCTTTCTGTACCTTTGACAGTCTCTGGTGCTTTTTCAGCAAACCCATGCATCATTTCTGGCAGACCAAAGATAAAATCTATATAAAATTCTGATTGCTGTATTAATTTGTAAAATTCACCAGCAAGTGGTTGAGGTGCTGGATAATGAGGTTCCCCTTGAGAAGAATCTACTTCTATTACAGCGTTTGGATTTGCCCAATCTTTTTCAAGTTGCCCTACATCATCCACACTACCAAGAGGAACTAATAGTTTTAGTCCCGCTGAAGCTTGGGCATGAGAGAGTGCCAATGACCACAGCTTATTTAAAAGTCGCTGCATTGGTCTAGCACGGGAGACATCGCTCTTGGGATATGGAGTGCCTGTCCAAACATTTGGCAACGGGACTATTGGATATTCATCTGTATTTAAAATAGATTCATATAAAACTATTTCTCCAAGAGTAGCACAAACCTTCACCCTGTTTTGCAATACCTCAACTACTTGAAAAGCTCCACTTTCTAATACTTCTGCATTTTGCTCCGCAAATTCCATATACTCATCAGGAGACAAAATAGATTCTTCTTGACTTTGAATATCAATCAAGCGATAAAATGGAACTTTGACTTTATAAAACCTTTCTAATATCTGATACTTTTTAACTTCAAAATAATCTTTATCCTTTACATCAGATGGAGTAAAAGCAGTAATAGAATTTTTGTTTTGAGAAGCAGGGTAATCTTCATCGTCATAACTAAATCCAGATATATCATTAATAATACCCGGTATTACTTCTCCAGTTTCTGGATCTGTTTGATCTCCTAATTCAGGGTAGAGGTTCAGCACTTGTTCACCGGTTAGTATAGTAGACAAGATAATTCCGTCAGAATCGCTAAACCAGCGATCACGGGATGAAGGCGAAGTATAGACCCTGAATGGGTCAATATAAGTGAACTTTACATCCCCTCTACCGAAGTCTGATTGTCCATCAATATAAGCATATAGATAGCCAATACCTGTCGTTGCATAATCATGTATTGCTTGTTTTATCTGGGAATCACCATCAGATATCTGCCAGATATAACCAATGATCGTTCTCCATAATGTAGCTACCTGAACATCTGAATCCTCTCTAGGAGTGATTGTAAATGCTGGTGCTCTTGATGTTAATACTGCTTTAAATTTTTCAATAGCAGATGATATCCTGTCCATCGGTATATCTGCCTGATTTCTCTGGGAAAGCTCATCGGACTCTTCTGCACTAAAATGATTACCAAGGTAGAAATCAATATCTTTACGAGACTCCGTATCCCAGTCAGAACGAGCGTCTCTCCATTGGCGATGTAGTTCTTCATTATATAGTGCTCTTGGGTCTTTGTCTATTTTTGACATTGTAATATACCTATATCCACCCTCTATCTTCGCCCTCTTTCATAAACCCTCTACCGCTAGGTAAATCATTAAATAAATACCCACCACCTTCTGGTCTTCTCTCTATTGATTCTCCTTCCTTACCTAATGAGCGTATTAAAGAATCTAATTTAATAGCCTCTAAGGATTGACGAGCACTATCAAGCTTTGCTTGTTCTGCTGCTTGTTGTAAACTATCTCTACTCGCTCTTAAAGACTCCATATAAGCACCGGGCTCTCCCCAACTACCACTAGCCGCTGCACCCGGCTGTCTTTGGTCAAAAGGTACAAATCCATTACCACCCTGTTGCGGTTGCTGCATCATTTGTTGCTGCTGTAAAAATTGCTCCATCATAGCATCATCTTGAACTGCACCACCATCTTGATAGCCTATCATACCACCATTTTGTTTATTAAAAAAACTAGAAGTATCTAAAATATTAAATAGAATATCATCTCTGTCTCGTTGAGCTTTTCGTAAATCATCCATAGGTTGGTTTTCTTTTTGTAATTCTATATCGTAACCTTTTTTAGCTAAAAAATTTAAATTTGCAAGATCAGCTGCCCCTTTTTGCTTTACCCTTGAGGGTGCTGGAAGTGCTTTTGTTAATTTTCTCAGCAACATTTCATCTCTAGCATTTCCCTGTCCAGACTCTACATAATCTTTAAAAGCGATTTGTTCCTTAAATGGCATTATATCACGCATCTCCGATCCACCATGAATCAATCTGTCAACCAAAGCATCTGATTTATGATATAATGGATCATTTAGCATAGGATGACCTTCTAGCATTGCGTATCTCATATAAGGATTAATGCCTAAGTTAGGATTGTTTCTTCTTATTTCAGGTTCAGCAAAAGCTTGTCCACCGTCTTGGTATTTTTTTGGTTTCATATATCCACCACCAGCATAACCAACCATATCACCACCTTCGTAATTAGGGGTTGTAAGACCACCACCCATCATAGGCTTAGCATTTGCAAGGGTAGCCATTGATAATAACTTATCTATGTTATCGTGACCACCTTCATCTGGTAGGTTGTTTAATTTTCTTAGTAGTGGTACTCCAAGAATATCTACTGCACTTTTTTTAATTACAAATTCACCCGGAGTTAATTTGGCGGTTACTGTATCTGTGTTTGGCATTATTAGTCCCTTATCTCAAAATGTGGAAAGTCATCGAAGCGGTTGTCCATGACGTGAAAATCCATATCCCAGTCTCCTCCCCACCTCAGCTTATAACCCATAGAGCGAGCCATACCAATAACGAACCCTGCGAATAAAGTTTGACGCTCTCTGTCATCCCAATTAACAGGGTAGGGAGTAACATCGCAGGCTTTAGAAGGGTTAGAGTTATGACGACCGTTAGGGTAACGTACTTTAGTCCTGCCTTCATCATACAGTTTGTTTTGCCTTTCTTTGCTCCTATGTCCTTCTAGGATGGAACAATCTACATACTTGATTACTTCATTAAAAATTTCTTGCAAGCGAGGATCGCAGGTTGCAAGTCTACTTTTAGATCTTTTTGAAAACTTTGGCATATGGATTTATAATTTAGTATAGATTACGAAAAAATAAAATACAAAACAATAATGATTATGCTCTTGATCCGGTCATCCAGTTATAAACTTTTTTAACTCCGAACTTACGGTCATCTAATTTATCATTATGTAAGTTCTCTAGTTTTGTTTTTGTACTCTTTGGAGCCTTAGCAAAGTAATCTGCATAGTAGAGCCCATCCATTAAATCATCATGTCTTGGCTTTGGATGTTCAAATAGTTCATCTACTAATTCTGTCATATGCCTTTGAATGTAAAGTTTCTTTGAATTGACAATCGCACCAAGTGCTGTTTCTAGCCTATCTTCTTTTTTTACCCTAGCTGGAGGTTTTACCCCTTTGAAGATACCGGGCATTAATCTTTTTTCTTTCGTAGAAAGCCTTGTGACCATATCTCTAACCATCTCTTGGGCAGCAACCGTTTCAATCGTGACCCTACGAACCGGGGAAAATCGCTTAGCAAACTCAATGATCTTAGGAGGAATATCAAAGGTAGGTATACGCTCACGATAATAATCCAACACATAACGATTTCCATTAGCATCAATACCCATAACCATAATGACTTGAAAATCCGATGTCTCAGAGGCTGTTGCAGCGAGGTCAACGCCAATATAGACATTAAGGGGCGTGGCATCTTCACCATCAATCAAGTAGTTAAAACCTTGACGGTTTTCTACCTGCCCGTTGTAGTATTGGATTCTGTCAATTTTAAATGCAGCATTGGAAATATCCCTCGCATCATTCATGTACTCCTGTGCAAACTTATTGACCAGA